TTAAAATAACGTGGATTCAAGAGAAAACAAGTAAATTAATTTAATTGCATAAGCGGATTTTTTAACTTTAATCTATTTTAGAACTTATGGCTTTTGCTCCTTTGTCAAACACAGTTAACAACACTACTTTCGTACTTAATACTATAGTGCGTAACCGAAGAAAACTAACAGCTACGGAACAAAGTAACTGGGAGACTGCTTTACACGCTGAAATACAACGTGTAGCTCGCACCGATAATCGTGGTGCAGTGGCAGCTTTTGTAGGAGGTGCTGTTCCTACTCAAGCAGATTTTAATAACGCCAACACAAATTTTTGCATGTTGTTGGCGAATCAAGGAACATCGTCCCTAGCTGAATTTAATAATCAGAGTATTTGGGTGTTTGCAACAGATCCAGCAGTCCCTGCTAACAAGTGTAGACAAACAACAACAGTTCTCGCTCTTATTGAACTGTTTAAAGATACTTGTCCTGGTGTTACATTACGTGTTTTGGTTAATACTTACGCTACGTCAGTGTATCTTTCTGGCAAAGCATCAAATATTGTGTTCCATTTTGGTGCAAAACACGGAGTTTACGACGCGGGACTTGGTTTTGACTCTTCTTCTGAAATTGATCCTTCTAAACTTACTAGCTCACAACTCAGTAAGGTTCGACATCTCAGAAAGAAAGCAATTTACCAGTCAATTATTGACGAAGACATTACTCGTCTTAGAGAAGAAAACGGTGAGTTCCAAGAAGAGGCTAAACGTGCTGAAGGATTAGCTACATCTTCTACGAGAACACGAGGGCACAGGAAAAACGTTTCTTCTTTTACTTTAACTGACCAATAGTTACCTTTGCGGAGGCGGACAACCCCTAAGTTTAACTCTCAAAACTTCTAATGGCAGTTAATTGGGCAGCTACTGGGATCAATCCACGCCGTGTGGTCGATCCTATTTATCTTACTATACCAGAAGTTGACGAAATCTATGGCCATATTCGGACTTATATTAGAAATCTAGGCCATGGAGGTACAGATCAGCAGATACAAGATGTAATTGGTACTATATTATTATTCTATGGGCATGTTGGTGCAACTAAACGAATACAAACTAATTATGTATTCTACTCTACTCTAGGTGGGGCTCAGCAAAGGATTGATATGCAACCACTGATTAACATTATTTCTAGATATAATGTTTATCAATTTTGTGCCTTCCATGCAAACATCACGTACCGGCTTGCAGTTAATATTGGATGTTACTTTCGCTCTGGTCTATATTGTAACATTTTGATGCCTGGAGTGGGGTTTGATATGTTTATATATACAACAGCATTTCAAACAGACCAGCAAAGGCGTCAACTTTGGTATAAAAATTTTGTTCCATTTCAAAGCCGCAACCTTTCTAGTTGGCTATATGATATTGATGAAAATTATGAAAAGGTTGAAGGTGATTCTAAATTTTTTCTTTTTAATATTACTACTTTATAAAATATAAAAACACAAAAACATATAAAATATAAAAATCAAAAACAGGATAGGGTGAGCATTGATAAGTTGTGACCTTTTGCTCCACGCATGACGTGAAACTTTAATTATAATGATTATGACTGACTGGAAAGGTGATTGATGATGAAATCCCGTGGAATGATAAGCCACATTATGGGGGCCGCCTCAAGTCATCACTAGAATGTTGAACATTCACTTTTCAACGTGAGATAACTTTAGAGCATTTCCACTAGATTGTAAAGATCTTTTGGACAACATTTTGAATATGAAATATATTAATTTTACTATATACAAAATTTAAAGTCAATATTTTAATTATAAAATGCAAATTTCAATCAACAGCAAAGGCAATCTAGGAAAACTAGAGCGCTACTATGGTGTTAATTTAGGTCGTTTTTTACATAACACCAACACAACTTTTCGTAGCAAGTTAGATCTTAATAGGTACCTTTCTCTAGCCGGTCTCTGCCATAGGGGAGAAATTACCACTATTAAGACTGTTTGTTGTGGAGTTACCACTTACAAACCTATAAAGTTTGTGAACTTGGATTCTCCATATTACCAGATTAAGCACACAAATATTTATATTTTCAATAGTGCAAAATTTGAATTCGTTAAAAATACTGGTAATCCTTTTCCTTTTTACCAGTCGAACTTAGACACCTTTATCGTCAGCTCATGGATTTCAAATGGGCGCCGTGTGTTCCAGATGGTTGAACAGTACAGCAACGGAGAAGAATCGCGCACTCAAACCGACAACGTTACAGGAGTGCGACACACGGTAGTGTACTCGCTAAAAGTGTTGTATCCACACTTGAACTTCTTGCCTCTAGTTCAATTTGTGAAGTTGGTGAATGAGGTAATCACAAATGGTGCAATGTTAGGTTGGGGTTTTGGTTCACTAGACATTGACCATTTGTTAGAGTTCAACGTGTTTCCATTAAGACCTGAAAACTGGGATGGCAGTTTGTTAATGAAATTACGTCCATTTATCAATTTGCGTTGGAAATTGATAAGTAAATTAAATTTGCCAAGAGAGGTTGGCATTATGATATTAAATGATGTAGCAACAGACCAATTTACAAAATGTTGCTTATTAAAACAATGGTGGAATGATATACCTTGGGATTCTGAGGTATTTTTAGAGATAGTTGATTTTCAGTTCTTGTTACTACTTGCTGGTGACGTGGAGAGAAATCCAGGGCCTTCTTTATTGTACATACTTTTCTTTTTAATGTGTGTATTTCTCGTTTTTATATTTTTAATTATATACACAATAAAACAAAACATAAAAAACAATTTTATTAATTTATCCTATTTTATATCGTTAATTCTTACTTTACTATTTATTTTATTTAATTACCCTTATAAATATTTATTTCTCTTAATCATAATATTAATGTATGTTTGTTTCAAACAGAGGTCTTTGGCGGTGTTATATTCGCCTAAACCTCTTTTGACTTGCCTCAAAAGATACTTCGAATGGAAAGGGGTTGGAGTGCACTGGACTTTAGCTTTGCATCCTCAGTACTCCCCTAGGTATTTCCCGACAATTTGGATTTACCTATTTTTAGTGAACTTTATATCTATTAAAGACTATTATTCACTAATACAATTTTTAGTGCCTGTGCCTGAATGGGTGATAACTTTAGTTTTATTCCCAATCATGTTTCAAACAGTGCGTTATGTGGCTACAAATCCAGAAATTATGATATTTGTGTCACCACGTCACTTTAACGTGTTTCTTGATGTCACTACACCTTATCTACTCGTGTTTTTGACATATTTTTCTTTAGTAGGCTCTTGGACTACACATTGGTTCTTCAAAAACGTGTTGTTCTCATTTTTGTTTGGGTTCACATGTTCGAGTTTGTCATTAATAGATTCTAGACATTCTCGTAAATTCAGCTTCAGGTCACATGTGGTAATACAGTTGCTATTTTTATTTTTGTTCAAATTCTCCCCAAAAACGCAACTAGTATTGGCGAGTTATTTATGGTACTGTATGCACTCATATAGCTACCTGTTATTCTTTTACCATATCGAAAAGTCGGAAGAAGTTAAAGAACAGCTGGTGATTAAAGGGAGGTTTATCTTAATTTGGTTTATCAGGAGTTGGATTTTGTACTTAGGTGTTGTATGGTTAAAAGCAACCCTTCTATACTTATTGCGACCTTTAATAGTATTAGAAGTGTGTTTATTAATGTGGTGTCTCTGGGAAGAATTTGGGCCCACATTTGGAGAATTAGAGTTCGAAGTGGCACCTTTTTGTGCGCAATGTTTGTGCCATCACAGACATGAAATGGTAGACTTAAAACAACTACTTAAGTGGTCACCATTTAAGTTCGATTATGGAAAAATTTTAGGAGGTTCAGGTTTTGTTAGTGAAAACGGAGTATTTGACATGACTAATCTCAGAATCAGTCAAAGTAGTTTAACAGAACATTTCACCCAATTGACGTTAGAAGAACCAAAAAGTGAATTAGAGGTGATAATGCAATATCAGCACCAATCCGATCAAGAAATTGAGGCTGAAAAATATAAATACTTTGAAAGTCGAAACTTTCAGGACTTGTCAGAAGGTGTATCTAATATTAATTGTCCCAACTTCCAACACTTTCTTGACAATGTAAGCACAGAAGTAGAAGAAGTGGTAGATTTACAAGCAAGGATAAAAGAGTTGAAAGAAAAATATGAAGCTAGCTTGCTTGAATTTGGTGATGTAAGTTCTTTCCAACAGCCTATCATCAAGCGTAGCTTCCAAGTGATTAAAGGTAGGTGTTTAATGTTCACACACCAAGTTAAGATGTTTCTCAAGAGTAAGAGAATGAAGTTGAAACCTGTGTGGGCCACGTACGTTAAAACGCCGCGCATTTCGATTAAAAATTACCTCAATATACAACCAGAGAAGGCAAGTAAGTGGTTACCTAAGGCAAAGAAGTATACAATGGCTTCTTTGAAAGAATCGATCTCTAAAGCGAAAGAAATTTGGGGAATATCTGAAACAAAAGATAGGCTATTGCGTCCATCTGGCAAAGCTTGCAAACAGGAACCTTTACTCGATGAATTGGCCAAAGAATGGAAAACACAAGGTGCAAATAGCTTCAAATATAACCAGGAAGAATACATTAAAAGCAGTATTTCTAGATACTTTGAAAAGCCTCAATTTGTGACAGGAGATATTAAAAATCAGGTTAAGTTGGCAGCAGCAGCTTTAGTTGAACATAATCCAAAATTGTACGGAGATGCAAAATTATGGTCTCCTGAACATATATTAAAGAAAACCGTTCTTAAATACTCATGTCAATTCCCATTGACTAATAATCCAATGTGGAAATCCAAACGAGATGTGATTAAAAACCTCGGAAAACCAGAGGTGTTACACACTATCGCATCTTACATCAACTCAGGTCACTACTTCCGTTCTCTCCACACGGTCTTTTTAAAATTGGCAGTTGTAAATCGTCCAAAGATTGAAGCGAATCCAAGTAAACAACGTACGATTACAGCACAAGATTGGTTGAACTATAGCTTAGGGATGTTTGCATGTGGGAGTATTAACAAGAGATTTGATTTTGAATCTAACTCCGCTCCATTTACACCTATTTTAACAGGGGGTCTTGTAAGACTAGCCACAAGACTCTTGAAACATAAATACTTCGCGTGTATGGATTTTACGGCTGCAGATTCCTATTTTTCAAGCCTTATAGAAGGAGTTCTTGAAGTGAGGAAGCTAGGCTACACCAATTCTCCAGACTTTGATTATGTGGCTAATGTTCTAGAAGCATATTATGAAGGGTTACAAGAGTCTGTGATCATCAATAGAGAGCAAGGGCGGATATATCATAAGATGAGAGGATTTTCTACAGGCCATGCTAACACTACAGCAGATAACACCATAGCCGAACAAATTGCTATGTTGTTAGCCTGGCGTGAACTCACAAAACGTCCTTTTCATGAGTACTACTTGTACAATGACCAACCAGCATATGGTGATGATAATATCTTAGGTACTTCTTACAGTGATCTTAAAACATGGAATGCTACCAATATTGCAAAATTCATCTCAGAAAAACTTGGTATTCCATGTAGAGTTGAATGGGAAGGTAACTCATTGCATGGTGCAACTTTCTTAGCAAAACAGTTTTGCACTGATGAAAATACACTAAGAAAATTAAAAGAGTTGGGTATCGAAACACCAGTTGCTATCATCCAGGATGAAGCAAAATTACGACAGAATTTCACTGTAAACCTTAAGAATCCTAACCCTAAGTACATTTGGAATTACTGTATAGGGTATCTGTTGCAAACTTCAAGCCTCCCTCATGTTTACACGGATATTCGCAACTATTTAGACAAATACATGAGGGAAAATAATGTTTCTCTGGAGATGTTAGATTCTTTCAAAAAGATGCAAAAGTTGCCAACCTATGATGAGGTGGTCAAAATGACGTATGCTAACCGACAAGATAGGAAAAAGAATTATTTGGACTTAAACCCAATATTGCCCTCGCGGATCATCGATGCATACAAAAATAATGTAGGGTATATCTGTGGTCAATTACAGATTTTCGAAAATCTCACTCGATCTTTACGTCAATTCATTCCAGATGCTCCTGAAGATATAACAGCTCCTTTGTTTTTCAAAAAGTCCTTCACTGGAGTTCCAGAAGACTATTTAATAGAAGCTTTCATCTATTATAAAAATGATGCACCGGATCTAGCTTACTTCAAAGAGTTATGTGCTACATCTCCATACTCAAATTTGTTGAATCCTGAAATTTTTTATGAAAATAATGTGGAGATACTAGCTGCATTACCATTGAATCTTGTGCTATCATTCCCTCATTATATAGCACTTTCTTTCTGGTTATTAAATTCATTCACGGCGCAGTGGTGGAATCCAATAGGTTGGTGCCAGTACCTATCTAAAAGATTGTCCACATTTTATTTAGAGGCGAATTTCTTTTGGTGGAATAACACTGGTCGTTCATCAGCAACACTCTCCAAATTAGTTCCAAAAGATCCTGCTTATTATGAAAAGAGGATTTGTTTTGCCATGGCTCGCAAGTTGGAAAAAATCCTTCCTCGGATATACTTTGATGTTCAGCCATATAAATTTGATCAAATGCTCAGTGAATTTGTTTTTACTGTTCCAGATGCACCTAAGAAATATAATGAATATTGGGATGCCGCAATGCCAAACATTTTAGCTCTATTGAAAGATGAAACGCATATTACACTCAAAGCACGCACAGCTTCAGGTAAGACTTATTTCTTACCTCAATACTTAAAGGAGACCTTTCCATACATCACTATACTAACAGTTAATAATGTATTAGTAAAAAGTAATTCCACACCAGGGTTTAGCAAGGTCCTTTATAGTAATAGAACACATGTGCAAGACCAATATCGTATAATGACGTACGGTTTGTACGAAGCTTTGAGACTAAAACCAAGAGTTGGAGAAATTTTTTTGTATGACGAATTTGCCGAACGAGATAATGCTATTTACTATGCTCTTAAGGTAAATAATTGTCACTCAATTGCAATGTCAGCCACTCCGAACTG